AGGGACACGAACACTAAATGAAGTTGAGTCTGTTACTGTTTCTGGAGTTCTAATAAGAAAACTTGCTTCTGCAAATTTTGCAAAAACTGGCATTGTTAAGGTAACAGTAGACCAAGCGCCTGTACTGTATACAATACCGTCTTGAATATCATTCATATATTCTACATGATTACCGCCATCGTGATACCATTTTTCAATATTACCACTACCATCTATATGAACAGCAAAGATACAACGGTCACTACCGTTATACCAACCATGTTTAGATTGGCTATAAGTAGGTGCAGTCGTAGAGTTTAAGAATGAAGCGGCAACCAAAGGGGATGCGCTAATAGCAGACTCATCCATGTAAATGTATTGCCATTGATTTGTACCTAAAGCACTACTAGAAGCATTACTGCCGCCACTTCCTAACGTAAAAGTTAGTTGGCTATCCCAATAAAAAGTTTCTGGAGCAGAGCCATTATCTACTTCATAAGACCCTGATCCAATTAATATTGCACTAGTGCTAGAATAATTAAACTCTGATCTATTAATGTACCCACGATTACGAATAGTTCCCCACTGTGTAGCAGTAGCACCACTGTTAACTTGTAAGTATTTACCTCCATTACCTGATACATCGGGAATAATAGGGGAATTACTGTTTGATGGAAATGAGTTTTGCAGTACAGATTTAATCAGGCGAAGATGGTCATCCCCTTGTGATATAGCATCAGTCCCTGGGGGGTTGGTGCTAACTAAATCTTTTACATACGTTCCTGATTCTAATGCCATAATTTAATCCTTTGGATATTTTGTCTTAACTGCCTGTCGTAATCCTTCCAACGCAGTGACAGATGCCATGCGTTCTTCGACCACACCTTCCCATAGAGCAACGATCAGTTCGTTCATTGACGGATACTCAGCCTGTCTATCACGCTGGTATTGCGTTGCTTCATATTCGGCTTGCGCTTCTAATGAGGCAGCATTTATTCTTTCTTCTGATGGTTGTGGTTGACTGCTTTTCCATTCAGCAATAAAAACAACGCCGTCGCCATTATCTTGCAGAACAAAGTCAACAAGTGTTTCAAATCCTAGTTTTTCTAATCCTTTGGCTGTAATCATTTTTAAATTCCTATCAATTTATAAGCGCCAAAGAAACTGCGGGGCCAAGTCGCCTCACCCGCAAATCTTGGATGTTGCGCCCCATTGTTATTATCCATATATCCCCACGCTTCAAGATAATCACCCGCCGATAAAATCAAAGTGCATTCGACATTTTCTGTTGCGGAAATTCCATAACCGTTACGATTTCCTTCTGCGATTGCAACAGTTGTGCCGTTTTTCCTTAAAGCAAGTTGCAGCGTTTTTACGTCGTTCGTATTCGCCGCAGAGTAAAAAACAATCTGGGCATAAGCACGATATTTACCACCCTCTCCAGATGGAACAGTGAATCGGTAATTCGTGGAATTGTCGTAAGCGGTGTCAGTGTCAAAAACTTCGGTGTTTGCTTGCAGTTTCGTATACGTTGCGTCCCCGCAAGTTTGATCGCTACTCAAAAACGCTTCGAAAGCGGGAGAGTTGTCACCGCCAAAGCCAGTCGCTGTGCCTGAGTTCGATAGAGTCACACCACTAGGAATGCTAAACGTATCGCCTGACGTTCCAAGCGTTACGGTTCCTGAACCTGTGCGGGGAGAAAGTTTTTCTGTTTTTATTTCGCTCATTTAGGGTATGCCTCTTTGACGGATTCGATTGCATCAAGCCAAGTGCGTGAGCCTTCTGTTTGATCGTGAAACATCATGTCCATTTGTGTTTGCCAAGACGGATATGCTTCGGCTCTTGCTCTTGCGTATGCTTGAGAATCGTATTCGGCTTGCCACTCCTCTTCAGCGGTTTCTATTTCCGCTTTAGTTGGTTGGCTTCTTTCTTTTGAATTCCATTCTGCGATGTATGTTCCGTCGCCGTCATCTTGAAGGACATAATCGTTTTCAGAAAATCCTAGTTTTTTTAATCCGATGTTCGTAATCATTTTTAAACCCCAATCAATTTGTAACCACCAACAACGGTTGCTCTTTGTGAAGTGCCAAGAAGATTAGACGCATAACCTGAGTAGACATTTTGTCTTATCCAAAATTTCACAGTGTCAGCCGCTGATAAAATGACAACTCCAGAAACAAAAACTGATTTCGTATTGCCACCAATATAATCGTCGTGATATTTGCTAAACCTTGCAGTGGAAGATGATTCTGAATTAATTCTTATTTGAGCGACCGTATCGTCTAACGCTTGAGCCGATCCCCCACCACTTTGGACATCTCCATAAAAATATAAAAAATATTTACCGCCTTCTCCTGAAGGTACTGTAAACGTATAGGTAGAGGTGTCGTAAGCACTGTCCGTATCAAAATCTTCTGTGTTCGCCGTAACTGCTGTATAAGTGTTATCTGGCAAATATAAGTTTGCACTTTGATACGCTTGAAAAGCGGGTGTGTTATCACCGCCAAAGCCAGTTGCAGTACCCGCTGATGCGTCTATCGTTGCGCCTGATGGAATCGTAAACGTATCCCCCGAATCACCAAATTGGAAAGCCGTACCTGTAGCAGGGCTTATCTTGTTTGCTTTGATTTCACTAGACATTACAAACCTCCTGACAGTGCTTTAATTTCAGCATCGGTCAAACCCAGTGCTTCAAGTTTAGAAACGGCAGATGCTTTGTCTGCTTGTGCTTGCAGTTCTTCTGCGGTTGGTTCTGGTTCTGGTTCGGGAGGTCGTGCTACGAATGCACCATCAGCGTAAACACCGCCGATCCATGCGTTAGCATCTGTTTCGACAAGAACGCCGTCTGTTTGGTATTCGCTAGTGCCATCCCATTCAATGATGTTTTCGACAATCCCAGACTTAATGATTGCGTATTTCATTACTTGTACTCCTCAATAATGCAAATTCCACCTGCTCCAGAACCGCCTGTTCCTTGTTGTCTACCCCCGCCACCACCTCCAGAACCATACCCAGTTCCATTTGCGCCGGTGTAGTTATAATACTGTTGATTTCCACCTTCACCTAATGTTGTGCTTCCACCTTTTGATCCTAAGTTGTAGCCGTAAAAGTGAGGCGAATCTCCGGGTACTCCCTGAATGTTTACGTCGCCACCAGTTGCTGTACCGTAAGAAATTACTCCAGAATCACCGCCTCCCGCTGTTAGAGTTAAAGCGCTATCAACGTAAGTGCTAGTACCACCATGACTGCCCGCCGCAGAGAGTACTCCCGCACCTCCAGAACCTATGGTTATTGTTGCGGTCGAAATTGAAGAAACATTATGAGCGTATTTAATTACTGTTGATCCCGCACCACCTGACCCCGCTCCATACTCATTCGTTGCCCCTCCTCCTCCTGCTCCCCCACCAATTATTGTTATATTTATTTTTGTAATCCCAGACGGCTTTGTCCAAGTTCCACTAGAGGTAAAGGTTTGTACTGAGGCAAGCCCAGAATCAAAACCAGACGCCGTTGCTGATGCGTGTAAGGTGACTGCGGTTCCTGACCCACCCAACGTAAGCGTTGAGCCAGATTCTTTATCTAATGCGTTTACGTTTATGGTACTCATACGATCACCCACGTTGATCCACTAGGAACTGTTACGGTTGCGCCAGAATCTACAGTCACTGGGCCTGCGCTTAAAGCATTCTCATTTGCAGATATACTATAACTTGTGGTTACGTTTTGTTCATTTTCATAAAACACTTCGTCACCACCTGCACCTGTAGCGCCTGCGCTCACAACTCCCCAAGAAGTATCTGTACCGTCTGTGGTTAGATACTTGCCTGATTGACTTGATACGTTAGGAATAACAGCGGCAGTTGAGGTTGATGGAAAACTATTCTTAAGAACAGTCTTTACCATGCGAAGGTGGTCATCACCCTCTCCTACAGGATCGCCGTCAACAGGATTAGTAGATACTAATTGTGTTATCCAACTTGCTGTTTCTAAAGCCATTATGCACTAGCCGCCGTTAATGTTACGGTAACCTCAAGAGTGTCACCAGAGATAACTGATCGTGCAGAGCCGAAATCAACAGCCCCGTAAATTGTGCCTGACGTTCCAGACTTTGTGCTATTACTTACGATAAAGGCTCCTGCAATAGTAGCCGTACCGTTAATAGAATAACTAGCCTTACTTGCAGAGTTATCAATGCTACCTGCCGCCGCTGTGCCTAATGTAAGCGTCTGTCTAACGGCTTGACTGTAGTCAACATTTTCAGTCCAACCTGCATGAGATGCCATGGTGTCACCTGCCGCTACAGTTCCTGCATTCTTTAACCCTACATACCATGCGGTAATTTGTGTAGCGCCGTCAAAGGAACTAGATAATACATGGTTAAGACCTTCTGTAACGACCAAGTTCTTCTTGGTTACGTCCCATTTTAAATTGCCTTCGGAGTCGAAACACTTTATGTTCCAAATGTTTTTAAGTCCTAAGTTCATATCGCTATCATGTTTCATGTGCAAGCCTCCATTGGCTTTAAAGTTATTAGTTTGGGTAATCAATTTTTGTCCATACACTGGAAGGTTCGTCAACTGGATTCCATAGTAGTGAGTCACCGTTAGAGTAAGTCATCGTTATTCCAATTGTAGTTGTTTCTGAATGATTAGTATTATTTATGTAATTGCTAGTTATTCCGTATACAGCATTTCCTACAGCGGTATGAACACTATTGCTAGTTACGCCGCCATTAATATCAAACTGCGCTGTTCCTGATATAGTAAAGCCACCAAAATTACTGTACCCCTGCTGTAACCCATAGGATATAGATTCTATTACATGATGCTTAGACTCTTTACCCGATGTTAGGTTTACACCAAAACTAATGGCTACTATGTAATCAACTCCTGATAGTAAAACTAATCCAGAGTTAACAGCAAATATAGAAGTCTCTGCTTTAGCAGGGCTATTCCAATCAATACCTATATTAGACCAGTAGATAGGTGAACTGGCTTCAGCCCACGTTATAGGGGCTGTCATGGCGTGCCTGTTGCTGTGGTTACCCTCAAAGCGCTACCAGAGTGCCTGTCACGTTCGTCGGCATCCTGTATAGCATTGATAGCCAATTCAAACTGATTCTGCCATAGGGCAGTTCTTCCATCGTTCATGATAAATGGTTCAGCCTCTAACAGAGAGCCGTACAAGTAAACGTCCGGGGCATTGGTAATCATCCAATTAGTTGTTGCAGAGTCTGACAGTGGCTCAAACTTCTCATAAAACAACATCTCTATTTCCTGTACGCTAGAGGGCTGTGGCCCTAGTTGCAACTCATTTGCAATAACAGTATAGAAGTTAGGAGTTCCTGAACCACTACCACCCCCGTATAATCTATCGTATATCTCAGGAGTCACATACTGCATAGGAGTAACCGGGTCAGTGTTCATTTGTAGATTGCGCATCTGCAAAAATCTGGAGGGTAGGGCAAGTGATCGTTGGCCTGCTACCGTGTCTGCCTTTTGCTTGCTCTCCATAGCCCGGATACGCAGCAACCTGTTATACCGGGCTTCAGCCAAAGCGATAAACTCAGGTATACGTGCGGTCAGATCGTCACGATCCATCCAGTTAGCCACAGCATCCTTCAATTCTGTATAGTTAGATATCGACATTCTTTACCCTTTTGTATGGCTTTGGACGCTTAAGTCTACGCTGCCGATCCTTGTCCATGTTTTTCTTATCCAGACGCTTGCGCCTAGATTCTTTATTGTTCATATTAAAACACTATGATATAGATTGGAACTTCGTTCCAATCTTAAATATAAAGTTTACGAAGTAAACTCTATATTTATGTTTAAACTAGTATCCCCCTCAAAAGGGGATACGTAGTTTAAACACTTATGTTAACCTTATATCTTTGGTAATCCTTATAACAACAAATCAGGTCCCTATGTTACGTAGGGGATCAGGCCGTTTTCTGTTTATTATCATACACTTATACCTCTCTAATGGCTTAAACTCTATTATTATAGGGTAAAAGTGGGTGCTTTAAATACCCCTCCGGTAGGTGGATGGGATATATAATAAAAACGCTGTGCTCAAAAAGGGGTGCCCCTTATGTTACAGCCCAGTTTTATCAGCATTTCCTTATACCCTTCAATCAATGGGGTTATTGTTCAAATGGTTTGAGAGTGTGGGTGAATAGGCGAAGGGTACATCCTTATAAAAAATAATCTTATACCCCATACCCATACAATCCAAATGGTAATAGGTTACACCCATACTATTAATAGGTTTATTATCTATAACCTTTATCATTCTACCTTTATAGATAGTAACGGTATATCTATCAGTTAACCTTATGGTTACCATAACCCTGGCTTATAAGTTATAGTCTATAGATAGATAGTTAGTTAACCATAGCCTATCAATAGATAGAAATAAATCATTAGATAGTAGCGGTCAGATATGCTAGGGGTATCAGTCTTGATGATCGTTTTGAAACTTGTACTAATAGCAGAAAGACTTGGACTTTCCCAATTGGTAACAGCAACGGCGCAACCAATGGAATGGAATAGCATTTATTCCACTGTAACTTATTGATATTAAAGGGAATAAAAAATAATTGAAAAAAGTCTTGACAGTAAAAACCCTAGGCCTCATAGTTCGGTTATCGGATGCAAGCAATGGTTCGACGCAGTAAGCAGTAAGGGTAGAATCTACGGTCCGAAGGACCCGTGAAAAAAACCTGAAGTTAAGGTTACACCATCGCTAGATTCTTTCCTGATTCTGATCGAAAGTTTATTAATCGGTATCCGCCTTAAGCACATCAAAACAGCATAGGTTCCGATAGATTAAATTCCAGACCTGATCAAAGCGGAGTTATCCCACGGGATAACAGCACGTACCGCAAATGTCAGGGTTTTTAATAGGCGATTACATCATGGCGAAGTTGAAGCAAGGTAAAGCATAAGACCGTGGTTTATGTGTGGCTTGCGCCCCTCCTGAGCATGAGGGAGAACAAATGCTCACCTTTATGCAAGTTATTCAATTCAGATTAACTTGTTTAAAGGTAATCAATTATGCGTTATTTAACAATACGTAATTTAGACGGAACTGCGGTTAAACTTGATACTAATAAAAAGTTACAGGTATACCGCAATCTGCATAAAAATTGTTATTCAGTGCAACAATCTGGAAAGGTTGTGGCGCACGTTGACAGCATAACACTGTGCTTTGCTGATTTTTTGGTTGCTAATGCAGGGCGTTCAAAGGTCTTAAAGACTGGCAAAAAGAACGTGCACGCACGGGTAAGCGGTTATCTACGCCACCCGCTATCAAGTGATAGGCTGATTAGTGAATCAAATAAAAGCGGTATTGCTAAATACAACCCGTTCAAGTTTGATTCTTTTGTAGACGCCAGCAATGAAAGCGGTTTAAAATCCGCTGATGTTGTGGAGTTAACGGCTTACGACAATACTATGCGGGCGTTAATCAAGTATCACTGCTAGTTTTACTGACCTAGGTAAGTCTTTAAAATGCCTACCTTTATGCAAGTTATCCAATTCAGGATGACTTATTTAAGGGTTAAAATTATGAAACTTAGAAACATTGCTTCAAATATGACTGAACTTGAACTGAGCGACGGAACAACGGTTTTATTTTCGTATAAAACGCCGGTAGCCGGATTTGATCCGGCGCATCCTGACGGCGTTAAAGGGCATTTCAAGACTTCGACTCACTACAGCCCCACAACAACCCGCCACATCAATAAATATTTTAGTGGTGAGTGGAATGTAGATGCAAAAACTGAGGTTCGTGAGGTATCACAGGAGTTTATCAACGGATTGGTGACATAAATGACATTAATGGAAAATAAAAAACGCTACTATAAAAGAGCCTTAGCGCTTGATATTGTTTTTGCGCTGAACAGCAACGAACCCGTTGAAGATGGATGGCGATTTGTTGCTAGGGACGCCCTTAAAAGCCTTGCTTTTATTGAGGTTTACGACCACGAAAATGAATTTGTCGGATACTGGGATATATAAAATCACTGATGAGCCTGTGAGATTCAGGCGAAACCGTCGTGAGACGGTCTGGTTAAATTGGAGAAAATAAATGAAAACAGTTATATCTTTTTACGACTACACCGGCGAAGCCCTGAAACCTTGGGCTGAAGCCGGATATGAATGCTTTGCTTATGACATTCAGCACGACGGATTCACGCCTACCGAATTGTTTGATTCTGGCGGGTGTATTCGTTACATGATGGCTGATCTGCACGACGAAATAACGTGGCAGAGACTGCTAAAACGTCACGCTGATGACGATATAGCATTGGTGATGGGCTTTCCTGTGTGCACTGATTTAGCCGGTTCTGGTGCGTGTCATTGGACTAAGAAAGCGGAGATCAATCCGGACTTTCAGATTGAAGCCGTCAACCATGCTCAACGCATCGCATTGTTTGCCGATGATTTGAACGTGCCGTGGATGGTAGAAAATCCAGTAGGCAGATTGTCAACAATGTGGCGCAAGCCTAACTTTTACTTTCACCCTTGGCATTTTGGCGGTTATATAGATATGGATGAGGCAGAACATCCGCTGTACCCTACCTATATTGCGCCTAGGGATGCGTATCCCAAAAAGACTGGTATCTGGTCTGGTGGTGGCTTCAATGAGCCTAGCAAGCGACCAGTGTGTCCTGAAGCAGGGTATAGCCGACAACACCTAAAATTAGGTGGCAAGTCTGCCAAAACCAAGAACATCAGGTCTGCTACGCCAAGAGGATTTGCTAGAGCAGTGTTCGATGCTAACGACGAAGGACCACTTGATAAATTAATACATAAGATAAATTTATGCAATTCCAGGATTTGATAATGAAACCAAGATACCAATTTGCAGAGATACCAAACGACGATGAAGGTAAGGAATTTGTGAGACTTGCACGCAAGTTTCTAAACAAAGACCGCTACAAATTAATTGTAAAAGGTCAACACCTCAAGCCGTCCGAAAATTGGAGACACTACCAGTACGGGCAACCTATTAGTAAATCCACCCATCTCAGGGTATACCTGAACGACCAAGGAGAATAAATGAATATATTTTACCTTGACCCATGCCCACAGCGTTCGGCCTTATGGCATAACGACCGGCATGAGGTCAAAATGATCTTGGAATCTGGACAAATGCTGTCCGCTGTACTGCATCGACACGGCATTGAAGATGATAGGCTATACAAATTGACTCATAAAAATCACCCGTCTACACTCTGGGCGGGGGATTCCTTTCAACACTTTGAATGGCTAACCGAATTATTCTTTTGGCTTAACAAGCAACGTACTGCCCGTGGTAAGCCGTCGCATAAGACCTTTGACCGACTGTGGAAGTTAATGACAACGGACGTTGTGTGGGATTTGGTGGACGCTATGGGCGATACTTGGACACCACCGCCCTTGTGTATGCCGGATGAGTTCAAGACTGACGTTAGCCCATCACGTTGCTACCGCAATTATTACACTGCTAAGTGTAACGAATGGCTGTCACGTGACAAGCCGTTGAAAATAGAATACACCGGTAGGGATTTTCCCTACTGGTTGCAACTGGAGAATAGCAGATGAATGCTTATGATTGGAATGAAGACGAATTTGATGAAGTACCCTTCAACTACAAGGCTGTGAAGTCTTTAGCAGTAGACTCTGATGGAATGCTGTGGGCTATGACCCTCCACTGCTTCACTGGTGAAGGTAATATAGTCATAATCAAGGACGCATTAGCGTCCGACTTTATGGAATGGAGAGACGGGGAACTTATCCAAAATGTTTTCCCACAATTGAGTGCTGATCAGCGTGAGATGCTGATGACTGGTATACCACCCGAAGAGCAAGAGGAGATGATGAATGAATTTTGCGATAGTTAATGTTGGCAAGTCCCATGTATTAAATGGGCGCAGTGTTTACGATGTTTATATGTACCTGAAAGACCCCAAGTCTTCAGTCACTGCATACGTTGGCTTCGATATCAACGAAGTCAGGCAACACACTTATAAAGCCATGGATAAGAACGACATGGTTGAAGAATTCACAATGGAGGAATGGAATGATGTTCAATGATCCACAGTTAGACGTAGACGAAGCACCCAAGGGTGCGCAGTACAAGATAGATGATCTGGTATTCACCTGTGATAATGACATCATGGTGGTGGTAGATATTCAATTCATAGGATCAATCTATAATGGATTTGGCTATGATGAGGATGATCCCAGGAATTACGATTACCTATTAATGAACAAGGAGTGTGAGGAATTTTGGTACATGAACGCTCAGATTGAGCACAAAGCAAACCACATGAGGAAGGCTTACAATGGATAAGAAATTAGTAGAGTTAGAAACATGGCTTGATGCCAAAGTTCTCCGGGACTATTCGACAACTGTTTACGGGACTGATCCTTACGTCAATAACTCAGATGAGGACATCGACCATGAGTACGTCAAGCAGTATTACAGGCTGTCTGTAAATGGCGTTGATGAGGTATAAGTTTATGAAAACAAAAGGAAATATAGTGCATCCCCTACGAAGTACGGGGAACTACTTTGTTGTTTAGGTTAACCTTAAGATATTTATTTACCCCCTTTAGAGGGGGGGTAAATAAATAAGGAAATAGAAGAAATGAAAGATAATATTAGAAGATTTACTAGAAGGAATGATAACGGAATTAAAACTAAATCTACCTTACTAACTCAGTTAGAAAAAATGCACAAGATTCAAAAGAGTGCTACTGCAAAGATGAGAATCAGAGGTCAGAATGACTGGGAGAAAACACTTAACGACATGGCTGTATCCATAGGTTCCATAAAGCAGTGCAAGCCTAGACATTACGGTAAGGTCTGGCAGGATGAGAAGGATCAGATATTAAATCAGGCAATCAGGATATACGAAGATGCCCTTAAGTATTGCCAATATGATTCATCACCATTCATGGGTAATTCATCAGACAAGGCAGGCCCCTCTGATCGCTTCATTAACATGAGCAGAATGAGGTGGAATACACAAGAGGAGAACTGGTCTTATACCCACGCTCTTAACAAATCAGGCGACCAGTACTGGAGGCCACAACCTAAGAAGCCTGTGAAGATTATCAAGCAGGGTACGCCTGAGCATGACTGGGCAAAACTAGACTACGAACATCGGCGTGATTACAACGGAAGAGGTAGGCGTGTGGTTCCTAACGGTGGCGCTAAGTTGACAAGAGATAAGGGTTACTTCACTGACTGTGGTTCAAATGGTCGTTTCGGACAGAGAGTAATATATGGATATTGATAAGGATACCCTTCTCAAATACTCCAAGATCACTGATGCTCAACGTAAGGTCAGGGATTCCGGGTATTTTGTAGGGGAAGTAATGGATAGGTTCCTCAACGGAACCAACATGGCAGGAATCAAACTGCCTTTTCACGTGTTCGACGATCTGTTTAGGCTGAGAGCGCAGGAGTTAACGGTACTGGCAGGTATCAACGGCGCAGGTAAGTCCATGATCGCAGGTCAGATGATGATCAGCGCAATGGAGCAGGGTTATAAGTGCCTGTCCATCTCACTGGAGATGTCCCCCGCCAGTCAGATGGCACGCATGATCCGGCAGTGTAGCCTTCAGAAGAACCCAGAACAGGACGCTGTACTGTCCTATGCCGCATGGTCGCATGAGAAGATGTTCTTCTACGATCAGCACGGTAGCGTTGACTCCAAGACCTTACAGTCGATCATACGCTATGCTGTAGACGTTCACGGGGTTGACTTTGTATTGGTTGATTCGTTGATGACTATGAGCATGGCGTCAGACGATTGGAATGGTCAGAAAGATGTGGTCTGCTCACTGGCTAACCTAGCCCGCAACCTAGATATTCACTGCTGTCTGGTGACTCATGCTAGAAAGGGCAACAGCATCAAGGACAGGCTAGACAAGTGGAGCGTAGCAGGCAGTGCTGACATAACCAACAGGGCAGACAACGTGATTATCATGGGTCGCCTGTATGAAATGGATGGCGCTGATGCGTACCTATCACTGGCTAAAGCCAGGCACTTTGACGGGGCTGAGATGGACATAGACCTGAAGTTCGACATGGGTAGCCTTAACTACTATATGTCCGGGACTATGCCACAGCAGACAGGGATGGATGTAATCGGCAAGGCTGAACCTACTGATGGCATACATGGAAACTTAAACATGGCAGGATTAACATGACAACAATTATTTTAAACGATCTAATCAAGATACAGAGTACACAGTACAATCCAGAACTTCACAGTATCAAGTTAGATAACAATAGATTCTACACAACGGAGGAACTAGCAGACATAGCAGACACAATCAAATCATATGCACAGGACGCTGACCTGATTGAGAAGTTATATTGAAAACACAATCAGGCAAAGCAAAAGGTCGAAGGCTTCAGCAGTGGGTAATGTATCAGATACTTGATCGCTTTACCGGACTCAAAGAAGATGATGTGACCTCACGCAGTATGGGTGCCGGGGGTGAAGATGTACTCCTGTCACCTAAAGCAAGGGCAAAGTTTCCATTCAGTATCGAAGCAAAGAATACTGAGCGACTGAATCTACACAAGGCATACAGTCAGTGTGTAGATAACAGCAAGGAACTGCATGAACCGCTATTAATAGTTAAGAAGAATCATTCCAAACCCCTAGCGGTTGTTGATGCGGAATGGTTCATAAAAAATTGGAGAACATAATGATTAGAATGAGAGCACCTTGGATTGACAGGTATCAAGATGAATGGAATAAAGCAATGCTACCCTATGACGGTCAAGTAGTATCTTACTCTCAACTTGTAACCAAATATTACAAGGCAAAGCATGAAGAAGATGGAACAATAACTTACAAACCAATCACAAGCGAAGAGGCCAAGAATGACTCCGAAGAATAACAAACAAGAACGTCTACTAAAACGTCCATTCCCTATCGGTTCGGTATCCTTTCGTAAAGGTCCGGGAGGTAGTAAGGAACTGGCATACATCACAGCACGTGACGTAATGCAAAGACTTGATGAGGTGTTCGGTGTAGATGGATGGTCAGACAAGTATGAGTTTATCGGTGGTCGCATGATGTGCAACCTAACCTGTAACTTTGGCGGCACACTGGTATCCAAAGCAGATGGTGCTGATGACAGCCAGATCGAAGGTGCTAAGGGTGGTATCTCAGACGCTCTCAAACGGGCGGCAGTGAAGTTCGGTATCGGTCGGTACCTCTATCATCCCGGAGCCTTCAACGGGCGTCAGCCTTCAGCATGGGCTACTCCAGAAGGATACGATAAGATGATGGTGGAAAGGGATAAGGCATCCGATGAGGAGTTCAGGGAAGGGTTGGGTAAATGAATGAGTTTAGAACTGAGTTAGGACTCAACATATTCAAAAACAAATACGCTCAGAATCAGTATGAGACATGGGCAGACAGGGCACACATCGTGGTTGATGCTGTTGCAGGTACTAACGGGGGCACTGAGGAAGCCCTATTAACCAAGGAGGAACGTGATCAATTAGTAGAATATTTAGTAGACTTCAAGTGGTTACCCGGAGGCAGATACCTCTGGTACGCAGGACGTAAGGCTAGGTTTTATAACAACTGTTATCTACTCAAGGCTGAGGAGGACAGCCGTGAGGAGTGGGCAGACCTTTGGAAACGTGCAGGGTCTTGCCTAATGACAGGTGGTGGTATTGGTATTGATGTAACAAACTTCAGACCGAAGGGTCGCACACTGTCCAAGACAGGTGGCGTTAGTAGTGGGCCTATCCCATTTCTGTTAGCCACCAATGAGATTGGACGCAACGTAATGCAGGGAGGTTCACGACGATCTGCAATGTACGGTAGCATGAACTGGCAACATGAGGATGCCCAAGATTTTCTGAGAGTTAAGAACTGGACTCCAGAACAGAGAGCATCTAAAGAAGCAGACTTCAATGCGCCCGCACCATTGGACATGATGAATGTATCCCTGAACTACGATGACGCATGGCTCAAGGACAAGAGCAACCCCGTGTTTCTGGAGAACGTAAAGCAAGCAATGAAAACTGGTGAGCCAGGATTTAGTTTTAACTTCGGTGACAAGCAGAATGAAACGCTACGCAATGCGTGTTGTGAGGTGGTGTCTGAGGATGACAGTGATGTATGTAACCTATCGTCTGTCAATATGTCCCGCATCGAATCAATCGAAGAGTTCAAAGACGTAGTACATTTGGTGACTAAGTTCCTAGTGTGCGGTCTGGAACGTGCTGAACTACCCTATCAAAAGGTGTACGATGTACGTGAAAAGAACTCCCGATTAGGTCTGGGTCTGATGGGTATGCATGAGTGGTTACTCAAGCGTGGCCATAAGTATGAGGTGACTGATGAGTTAAAGCAATGGCTCAAGGTCTACCGTAATGAGTCTGATCATACGTCCAAAGACTTTTGTAATGAGTTGTTTCGTGTGATACCAAAGGGTGTACGTGCTATTGCTCCTACTGGAACCATTAGTATTCTAGCGGGAACCACTTCAGGTGTTGAGCCTGTCTACTCAGTAGCATTCAAGCGTAGATACCTCACTGATGGCACACGTTGGAAGCATGAGTTCGTGGTGGATGGTACGGCGCAGATTCTAATTGAGATGGGTATCAACCCGGACAAGATTGAATCAGCGGTTGATCTGGCACAGGACCCAGAAAGACGTATCAAGTTTCAACATGATGTGCAAGCCTATGTGGATCAGGCTATCAGCAGTACAATCAATCTGCCCGCATGGGATACTGAGCATAACAATGCTGACCTTATCTCACGGTACGTAGGTTGGATTCAGAAGTATGCAAAGGGTCTACGTGGTCTGACTGTCTACCCTGACGGCGCACGTGGTGGTCAACCGATTACCTCAGTACCTTATGAAGAGGCAATCAACAAGAAGGGTATGATCTTTGAGGATAACTCAGAGGAGCAATGTCTATCAGGAGTATGCGGTATATGAGACAAGATGAATTTCATCAACAACAACTAGAGCAACAACAACAGGAAAACAAAATGAGTACATATGAGCAAAAAGCAGGAACGATTTCAATCTTCAACGCCGACAAAGAGGGTAATGAGAAACGCCCAGACTTTACCGGCAACATGGTAACCGAAGGAGGAGAAAAACTTCAGGTGTCACTGTGGTGGAGTGAGTCACAGAAGGGTACGAAGTATCTATCAGGTAAGGTGCAAGCACCGTACCAAGGTGGTGGGTCAGGTGGAGGAAGTCATTCCTCTGGTGGAGCCACTGACGTACCGTTCTAATGCCTGTATGTAAAACTTGCGGGGTGGATAAGCCCCGCAAGGAATTTAGACGATACAAAAATTCCGGACGTAATAGAAAGAGCAGTGGAATATATAGAATGTGTAAACCCTGTCACAACGATAGGTACAGGGATTATAAAAGGAGGTGGGACCTAGAAAATAAGTATGGCATAACCTTGGAGGAATACAATGAGATGGCAAAGGATGGCTGTGATATATGCGGTAAAACAAGTGAGGAGAATAAGGGTTGTCTAATTGTAGACCATGACCATGAGACAGGAAAATTAAGGGGCGTACTTTGTACGGTGTGTAATACAGGACTAGGCAAACTAGGAGATAACGTGGAAGGATTAACAAGAGCATTGGAGTATTTGAATGCAAGTAATTAAGTATCATGATGGACAGGAGGTGGAGTTAAACTTTGATAAGAAACTCCACGCCTACAGGGTGGACGGTAAACCAGTTGCGTCAGCAACCAAGGTACTGTCTGTAATATCTAAACCCGCATTAATACCGTGGGCTTTGAAGCAAGGAAGTGAATGGTTAGAGAGGAACCTTTTTATAGATGACGATGAAGATGACAAAGTTAAACCGTTTAAGTATACAAGTAGGCTTGGACTTGGAGCAATTATCAAGGGTGTTAAGTCGGCGTATAGAGGCAGTTCAGGCAATGCGCTTGAGACTGGATCGACAGCGCACCAGTGGATCGAAGACGCATTGGAAGTCTTTATTGGCACCGAAGGTAATTTTGGCGATGATAATCTACCGGACTTACCTGATGATCCGGATGCCTGTAATTCTATTGAAGCGTTTAAAATCTGGGTAGGTGATAATGATATAGACTTTATATCCAGTGAGGAAAAGATATACAGTAGGCAGGACAACTATGCAGGTACACTGGACTGTGCAGCATACGTTAACGGTAGCCTGTGTATCATAGACTGGAAGACAAGCAAGGGTATATACCCGGAGTACCATCTTCAGAATGCAGCATACGCACAGGCATGGGAGGATATACATGGTAGACAAGTGGAGCAGACATTGGTTCTGCGTTTGGATAAAGCAACAGGCAGGTATCAACAGGGCTTTCAATCTAGAGTAGAGTGGGTAAGAAACTACGAAGCCTTTGTCAGTGCGTTGAACCTGTTCAACAGATTGAAGGAGTTGAAATGACTGACAAGAGTGAAGAGAGTATTGGGTCGATGGTTGAGTTCCACGTGAAGTCAGCCCTGACTATACTAGATGACGTAGTTTACAACCGGGTAGTCGATCCAGAGATGGTATCAGAATACCTTTACGAACCTATGGTTAATTCGGAGGATGACCATGAACAAGAAGTCTGGAAAGCGATACGAAAGTACATCGAAAGATGAGGTGGTCTGGGGTAAGGGTTCATCCTTTAACGTATGTGACTCAGTTGGTAATACTAACTGGGGTGCTGAAAGATACAAGACTATGGATAACAAATGGAAATTCATAATCACAAATCATTCTGGCACTGGTGTATGGTACGATCACTACGCAATGGGTGAGTTTGATACAGTTGAAGAACTGAATCTAGCAATTATAAATACGGTTGAAAGAAAAAATGGATGAGACTATTGAGTTGACATGGTACGAAGCGAAGTTAGCAACTGAGGTAGGTGTCAATAGATGCCTGTCATCATGGGCTAAAGGCAGTGAACACGCAGCAGGTTACAAGCCAAAGGACTTGTTCGATACCAACATCAAAGCAGCAGCCAGTGAGATGGCAGTGGCAAAGTACCTTGGTATCTATTGGGATGGCAGTGTTAATACGTACAAGTCACAGCCTGACCTAGCGCCAGACATTGAGGTGCGTATGAGCATGACGGTTCCTCCCTGCTTGATCATTAGACCTAATGACAAGGAAGGTATGCGTTATGTTTGTCTTAAAAATATGTGGGTACATGGCAAAAGACCCAAGTTTAAAATACTAGGGTTTTCAAGAAAAGAATTAATGAAAGACAAATGGCTCACGGACTTTGGACAGGAACGTCCTGAGTGTTGGGCTGTACCAGTAAAGGAGTTGATGCCTATATGATTATAGAACCAAAAAAAGATGAGGTATTTATTGATGACCTGAATAGAACTTGGGTATCTAATGAATGGTTACGAAAGCAAACCGTAACTAACTCAACCGAAGGTTGGCATGAGGCCGTGGTTGAGCGTATCAAGGGTAGGATGACTACCCGTAAAGGAGCCGAACCCAAAGTTATGAAGGGTAAGGTATGGTATAAATTAAAGAGCGTCCTTGAGGCGTTCGACAATGTGGTGAACTACTAATGAGCGGAGCAAACCTAGATGGGTATGCAATACCCAGGGATGGCATTCATAAAACTGAAATGCTAAAGCGTATAGACAAACTTGAGGGTGATGTTGACGCCCTTAAGAACGTGCTGTATGAAATTATAACTTTTATAGAAAACTTGGTAAACAAAGATGAAGGTGCCGAAGCATTACGATCTAGCGATACAACCGATTGATTTTATCCTAGAAAATAACATGGGATTTGTTGAGGGGAATATCGTGAAGTACATCTGTCGATACGACAACAAAGGTGGTAATGATGATCTGGAAAAGATCAAGCATTACTGTGACATACTAATCAACCGGGGTAGGTGATGTGCTGAACCCATCAGCAGAACAGGAACAGGAATGGGAGGAGCAGAAGTTATTATGCTTTGCCCGATTCTGTTGGGTGAATAGACACAGGGTTCATATGTGTAGAGATAATGTGCAGCGAACATGGACACAGATATTCTTCAAGAAGCATGGCATCCATCTGGATGTCTATGCTGCTGATAGAATCAGACAGGGAAAGTCGAAGTCGAAAGTTGCAACTCCTGAATCCGTTCAACGCAGCCTCTGGGAAATGCAGTAATACCATACACCTTCTTTTCTTCATCCAAGGTGTTGCCCACTTTAACTACATGATCATCTGATGAGTGTAGCCAACCAACTGTTTGGAAGGGGGTGGGATCAACCTCATCCCCTTCCGTCCAGTCCGCAGTCGCTGTGATATCTAACCACAGCACCATAACAAGTTTTGGTTCAGCCACCATAGACTTCGCCCAACGCATCTTCACGCATATTTTCTATAGCCTCTATTCTTAACTCAAGTTCTTCAATCATTTGATAACGCTCTTCATCAGAATACTTAGGCTCATTTTCTATATCTTTGATTCTACTATTAATGTTATCAATTCTCTTTTCAAACTGCTGTTGGAATCTCCACTCCAGTTTGTCAATATCTTGAGGCTGCACTCTGACACCGACCCCACTCAGTGCTGCTGTAGCAGGAGAGTAATCGTCCTTTGATCTAGTGTACCCACCAAAAGCCTCCAGACCTTCAGCCCTTTTCTCCTTCTGTCTCTGGAAAGATTCAATGCCAGTGACATCTTCCATTGCAGAACCTAGTCCGTAAGGCAAACCATAGTCACCCCAGTTAGGAGCAACATTGCGTAAAATAGCATCCATTCTTTGACCCTCTGGTATTTCTCTACCAGTATAAGGGTCAACACCACGCATGGGTTCAAGCACAGCACCTGCCACACCAAAACCGGGTTGAATAGATTTAGGTATTCCGGGTATCTGACCGATCCCTGCAAGCCCTTGCTTTTCTCCAAACACACCGCCGGGTAGCAATCTTTCTAGGTTCAGAATCTGCACATCACTTGAATCAGAAAGATACTTGCTAATGAACTCAGGCATTACAATGCTTGCGTTAGGCATAAAGGGTAATCCAAACATGGGATTGTCATCTTTCAATGCTTGTATCTGAGCCAATCTATCAGGGTCAACACCACTTGTATTCTCACCGATTGAGTTTAACAAGTACATCATGTAAGCCCACTTAGCATACTTGACCGGATTCTTAGCACCGACTTCTGCAAGCCTTGGTAGTATTCCGTATGTGTAGGAAAAGAATGGCAATACTGTATGACGTATCGCCTGCAATGCAGGTGGTTGATAGTCATAGTCAACAAAGAATTCTTTAGCCTTGCGTTGTGCTTCTATCCTAGCCTTGCGTGCGCCAATCTTAGGAGTAAGTTTCTTTACTTCTGTTAGGTATAAACCCGCCCTCCATATGTCATCTCCAAATGTGTAAGATTTCTCAGCCATCTTGTCTAACTTCTTAACACCCTTCCCCACTTTGTTTGCTAATTCTAACGCACCCTGTATAGATTTGGGTGAACCTTCAATGATTCCCTCATACCATTTAGCACTCTGACTGGTGTATAACTTTGAGATATCGGAACCTTCATTAAGTTCCTTAATGAACGATGTACTAAGAACTCCATCTTCCATCATCTGTTTATACATTGGACCTTTGCTCTTAAGTAGCATGGCTGCATTGACAACTTCCCTAGCAGAACCACCTGCAAGATCATACATAGCACCACTGGATACGATGTTACCCACCTGTACCGCAGGGTTCCACACTGTATGAGCCTTCTTCCATAGCGCATTAGTCTTTCTGTATGCTTCAAAAGTTTTGTTCAGTTTACCAAAATCACTTTTCTTTATTTCACGAAGTTTCATTATCTCACGATAAACATTCTCATCAACATACTTACCCTGCATACGACCGAAGGATAAATCTTTTGGTATCTGCTTTACGTTAAGATCACCTTTGCTTTTAACTATGTTAGGGGATTTAACCATCTCATCCATGAGTTCACCCATAGCACGTTCACGTGCCATTAACCCGCCAGTTTTATGCATAGCATAGCCTGCGTCTGTGATCTCACCCATGTCCAACTTCTCATCCTTTGTCCACTGCCTTCGGACAATACTCTTGTCACCTTTATCTTTTAGAAATTCCCAGGGTCCCAAGTCATCAAGTTGCTCATGATCAGATAATACTTTTTGCACTCCAAACTCATCAGGTTCCGCCAACTTTAAAGCACTTGTATCTACTTCTCTCACGTTTCCACGGTGACGAAAAGCAAACATGGAGCCAGTATAATCTTCAACAAAGTTTTTGGAAACCTCATGCTTCTTGTACGTGGTACGAAGGTAATCATCCACGTTGCGTGCAGCCACGTTGCTATCCAGAACTCCAAGGTCAACTAGGTGATTCATGTATTCCGTAACCTTTGCCCTGTTTTCGTTTGAAATTCTCTGTAGTCTAGGGTCTTTTGGACCCATCCACTTAGGATTAATCTTAGAATTGTCATATTCCATCAGTCTAGGTTCACTAGGACCCATCCCTTTAGGATTGGTCATCATCTCATACACCATTTGACGATCCTTGTATGGCAGGTTCATGATCTCTGTTGCAGTCTCTTCAAAGTCTCCAGTGTAAACAGCGGTACGACCTGTTGCCCTTCGCAGTAAAGATACGGATTCATTATCCACTCCATAGTAGGGCACGAACCATTCACCAAACTGTTTGTTCCAGTCCTTGTCAGTCATACCTGTCTTGGCTGCTATCTTCGGAGCCTTGAAAGCAGCGCCACCAAGGGCAGCACCCAACAGTGTGTTACGTATCCTCTCTTCATTTGTTAAAGGTGCGCCATCTTCTCCTGTCATGGTAAATCCAATGCCACCCCCACCTAATGCACCCATAATAGCAGGCTCTTTCATGCCTCTCCAAGCAAGTTCGCCTATAGGTTCATACGCTTTCTGCAACCCCTTAACCGCAGGCGTAAGTGCAACACCGCCAACAGCACCCGCAACTCCACCAATGCCAGCGTTAATCGCCCTCTGTTCCAGAGTGTTTTCCATACCTGTACTTTCATCAATATATCCTGTTCCTCCAGAAGCAGCACCACCAATAGCACCTGACTTAGCGACCTGATACATCCGTGCGCCCGCACGAATCTTAGCAGCAGGAAGCATCCAACCCACTGGGTCAGCAATCAAGCCTAAGAAGTATCCTGCCTTGGCATAGTTTCCGTAATCTTCACTGTCAAACAAAGAGTTAAGGTGAGCCTCTTGCTCCCTCATCTCATCCTCTTGATAGCCTGCCCACTGAGTCACACCACGCACGGTATCAGTGACACCCAGTGAACCACCCTGAAAGAATGCCTTGAAAGGATTCATACCACCCTCTATCTCACCAACAGCAGCCTCCACTGGTTGCGTCTTCTGATACTCTTCGTTTGAATCAATCTTAAAAAATGAATCAGCATCTATACTATCCCAATAATTTTCTGACATTATTGACCTTCCGTTAGAGTTTTCATTAATTCGTTGTACGCTTCTTGACCAAATTCTTTCTTATATTGACCGGCTAAAGCCGTGAACGATTCATTTGCCGTAGCCACTGGTACATTAGCCCTAGCATCATTTTGCATCTCAGATACAGGCGCTTGGTTACTTTTCATTACATTGTAGGGTAAGAAGTTAATGGTCTTGTCGCCACCTCTAGGTGGTATAACCTTAAACGGAGACATCTCAGTTTTCCACAATTGTTTTAAAGTGCCGTAATCAATATAAACCTTTTTGTTTGTATCATTAAACTTTGAGTTTGGTGGGAACGAATAATGGTTATGCGATGCCGGGGTTTTAAGCGCCGCTTCCTTCTGCCACTGCCCATACACCAAATCTTTATAAATTGTGTTCAACTGAGATTCAGTAACCTTATCTTGTTTTAGATAAAGGTTTCTTTTTACAGTCAACGCATCAGTTAATAATTTTATCTTCTCTTGATCAGGATTAGGTTCTGACCTTGCTGCTTCTAATTCTTGTGCAAGATATAACAGTTCATCTGATTTCGCTCCATCCGTGCCCGTGTCAGGAATACCGGGTGGTCTTCCATGCATTGATTCAAAACCTAACTTTGCAGAAGATTCAGTAGGGTATGTACCCTCCGGACCTATCTCACCTTTAGGCACATAGTATGGTGTAATACCCGCTTTAGGATTGCGTGCATCAAAGAAAATATCATATCCCGGTGAGGACAAATCTTTGGCATTAAACTCAGCCACACCAGAACTTTCAGTCCAACCTTCAGGTGTCATCTTATCCTTTCGGACTTGCTTAGTTTCAATATTTCCGTTAGGACCAACCCTGTATACTTCCTTATAGGTTTCTTGCTCTGGATGATAACCTGAGATGGTCTGAGCCTCTTCAGGACTGACCATACCAGTAGCCATCAAAGCGTCGTATACATCTGCTTGACTGCCGGGATCAACATAAGAACCAGTAGAATAGAACACTTCTTGAACCGCATCAAAGACACGCTTCTCTTCGTCAAAGGTTTCCTGTTTGGCTCTTGCTTCTAGTATTCTTTTGTGAGAAGAGTTAGCCATAGCAAGTGCTTCTTCATAGGTAGCGCCTTGACTCTTAGCCATAGCCATCAAAGCATAGCGACCAATCATATCGGTCGCCATCTCTAGCAAGTAATTAGTATGTCTACGCTCAGGGTCCCAACCTAACTTGTTAAGTATCTTGTCATTGGTAACTTCATTACCCGACATAAGGTTATTCTTCTTAACCTTTTTACCCGCTGTACCTGCTGACGCTATAGTCTTTTCAATAGAGTTCTGGTCAGAACCTGCCTGTTTAGCAACCGTAGTGAAGCCTGCTGATGTGTTCTCTAATGAGTCACCATCTGGCGTGAGAGTCCCTGTATCAGGCTGTACGGGCTGATTCTGAGGAGGCTGTACCATAGGGGTACCTAGACCTACATCCTGTGAGAAGCCACCAGAGGGCGCTGCAACGCCGCTAGGGTCTACAGGAATTTGACTAGGGTCTTGTATAGGCTGACTGGCTGATGCTAGGAGATTACCTACTGCTGCATCATAAGGATTACCCTGCATAGAGGTATCCATATTGGCATATTCCTGATCTACTATAGCAGAAGCATCGCCCCATAAAGCCATAGGATCATAATTATCCTGCGTAACAGAAGGTTTCTCACTGGCTCTCAGTTTAAACTCAGTACCTTTAGCCTCTGACGAACTCATCTCTACGTCAATTCCCATGTTATCCATCAGGTCACCCAAGATACCGCTGCCTGTAGGAGCCTGTGGAATGCTAGGCTGAGCCTGTTGAGCCATCAACTGAGCAAGGGGTCCGTCTTCGTTTCTAAATTGTCTCATCTACCGCTCCTATTGAAGTGCCATAATATGTGTGCCACGCCCCTGTTGACCGCTTCCTCCCATTGAGAAGAGTACGCCTTTACCTCCACCACCTGATCCTCCACCAGAGTAAGGTGACACCACAGGGCTAGAGCCTCTCAGGACACCGCCTCCTCCACCACCACCCTCTGCTATCTGATCGTCATAGTCTTGACCGAATAGAGATTGTTTAATCCACATATCTAATAGTGCCACACCTGTTTCAGCAGCCCACTGCTTCACGCTGTCTGGTATTTTTTTCAAGAATTCACTCAACTTGCTAGGGTCTTCTGCCAGTTGTTGCTGCATGGTTGCTCTAACCTCATCAATCGTTGAGGCTATGTTCTGCTGTTCTCTTTCAATGACTCTATTATCACCCCTTTTTCCTCCTTCAATAAGTTTTTGTCTTGCGTCATTCACTTTCTCTTGAGCAGTTGCCTGAATCTGTTCAGGGGTGTTTCCGTATTCAGCCTGAAATTTAATCGCATCTGCTTCAGCCCTTAAACCTGAAGTCGTTCCCTGCGGGTCAGACAATGGTACTGGAGCATCATATGCTGCTTGTGCCTTTATTCCATCTGAGAGTATTGGCCTTCCTACGGAATCTCTTGGAGCCTTTAATGCTTCGCTTCGAATTGCGTTTTCGTAAAGGCTTCTTGGGGCAGCGTTTAAACTGTTATCAATAATAGGACCGTTCTCTATTCTACTCACAATGTCTTCAGGCATCCTAGAGTTTGCTGCCATCAAACGGTCACTGTCAATAGTAAGTCTACCACCCGGCTTTGAGTCAGCCCTTACCAAATCCATATTGATACCCTCTGGATCAATACTATATCCACCACCTGTTGAGTAAGTGAGTTCTATATCAGGATTTCCGCCAAGATCATACGCATCACCCATGCTAAGATTATTTTTGGTAAAAGAATCTTTTGGGTACATTTGACCATCAGGTCCCGGAGTAAGAAAGTTTCTAGGTTCAGGAATACCCTCATACGGTGCTACATCCATAACCTCTAATGGTGTGCCAGATGGCGCAAGTCCTATAGTTCTGGAAGGAGTATCCAAAGCAAATGTTTGTGCGCTAGTAGCAGGTCCCGCAGGTCCTTGATATACAGGAGTTATTCGATACCCATCCATACCATAAGTTTTAACCGGCATACCTGCCATCTGATTGTACTGATTAATGCGATACCCATCCATACCATAGGTTTGGGGGTCCATGCCTGCCATTTGGTTATATTGATTTGAGTAACCCTGACCACCCATTAAGTCCACATTGTTAAACCCTGTTTGCCCAACAGGTTGCTGACCATAGTACCCCGGACCCGCCCCTAGTCCATAGTTAGGATTAGCATACATATCCATTCCGGGGTCCATACCTGCCATAGCATCATACTCAAATGTAGGCGGTGCATCTGCTGAACCTGTCACTCCTGAATATCCATCAATTGGAGTGTACTCAGTGCCCATTGCAGGAATATACTGGTAGCCTGTATTGTTTACGTTTCCTACTGGTCCAGAACCATAGTAACCCGGACCTGCGCCCGGAACAGTTGGTTGGCTAAACAGGTTCATAGCGGTGCCATAGTCACCACCCACCTTGGGAGAGGCGCCCGCCATACCTGCTGACTGACCACCGGGAGCGGTAAAGGCTGATCCTGCGGTAGAGCCAAAGCCTGCCTGACCTGCATATCCACCGTATGCTCCACCTGCCATACCAAACACAGTACCTAGCAACTTGCGATCCTTCTCACTCATGCCAAGCCTTTTACCCACGATGTTCTCTCCAACCTTAGAGGCTAGAGTTCCCATAACTAATGATCCTAGTATTGCTGCAAACATATGATTATCCTATAATGGCGTTGCTGTTGAGGTAGAAGTTCCCATGTTTTGTCCACCGTAATTACCGCTGATGAAACTCTGGAACTGAGCAAGGTTGTTGTAAGGACTCATTGCGTTGTAGTCGTATCGCTTCTTCTGATCATCCATAAGAGCCTGATTAAGAGTCTGCTGTGGTAGACCAACACGGTTGTACAATTGTTTGCTCATCTCTAGTGGCATATTCATAATGCTGCCATACTCACCTAAAGCCTGAACCTGTTTTTGCTGTGCCTGACCATACGCATTTCCGTACATAGAAGCCAGATTATCACTGATGCCTTGGTTAGTGTCTTCCATAACACGTTCGTTTAATAGTTCGGCACGTGAGGAACCTCCGGGTTGATAAGCAACCTGACCCGTTCTTAACTCAGCCATAGCATCCTGAGCCTGACTTACTGCCTGTCTCTTGTATGCATCAGCCATATCACCATAAGGTGAGCCTGCACCTGTATTAACCTGACCACTCATCATCTGTTGATAAATTTGATTCTGATTGTTCATCATGTCCTGCGCACCGCCAGTAACATAATTAGATGTCAGGTTCATTGACTCCATCTGAGCGGGGGTAAATCCTGCTACAGTTGGACCAGAATAATATGAAGGCATTCCTTGATTATAAAGATTTTCAGCCTGTCCAAGCATACGCTTGTAGTATTCTTGTTGCCAAGGTCTACTGGTATTAGTGCTGTCAGTTACGGTTTTTGATCCTTGCATTATATTCTCCTTAAGAAATTACGTATGGGTTAAGAGCAATATTACTACCGTACGTAACCTGACCGGGGTCTACTGCAAGTGCGTTATTTGGGTCTAACTGAACCATCCAATTACCCGTATTAACCAATGAGTTTTGTGGTTGACCCGTTGTTACAGGGTTGTAATTAACCATTGAGTCGTAAGAGTCTCCTAGTATAGTTTTTGAAGCAACTTTATGTCCTAAAACTTTCTTATTTGGTCTTGCGTATGTAACGGTTCCTTGGTCGGTATCATTTCCACCACCGTTATTACCTCCCCCACCAGAACCACCGCCACCAGAGCCACCAGAGCCACCGGAGTTATTGGATGCAGTCTGTTTATTATCCTCTTCCTCATCCTCTTCAGCCTTTTTAGCAGGACTAAACATAAGGATGCCACCGTCTGAGCCTCCCGAATGAAACGCTCCTGTCCTTTCATTAAAAACATAATCATTTCCACCAATAGGATTGTAGAAATATTTTCTTCCATTGCGCTCAAGTATAGTAGGAGCAGCATCACCGTAATTTAATCCAAGTGAGTTTTGATTCTGCCCGTAAATAACCTGTTGAGTTCCCGCAGGAACAGTTGGTAACTCACCATTCTTTAGAACGCTTCGTTCTGCCAAGGCCCTGTATCTTGCCTGCATTTCTTCTTGTGATGGTTTTCCAAATATCATAATTATACCCTGCTGTTGTGTGTTCTAAAGTATTTGTTATCTGGATCGTTAAGATATTTAGCCAACAAAACAGGGTCGCTTCTGACCGCTCCGTTAGTTTCCTTCATCCAGTTCTGCCATACAACCAAGGGAATAGACGCTACCTTTCTTCCAAACATACCATCTGTAGGGTTATTTATTCCGCTTTTGAATTCTTTCTTGTTATTGTCTAGCACAGGTGCTGTATCCTGTACTTTAGTTAAGGTAAACTCTTTGTCACCTTCTTCAAAGTAAGTGGTAGATGTTTCATCTACATCAAATATGGTCTTAGACATACCCCTTGCCTCCTACCTTGGCAACCTTTTGTGGTTTGCTGTAAGCCTTTTTCAGTTCAGCCATAGCATCTACCTTCTTCGATTCAACCTTTTTGTCAGGCTGTCTATCAAAATGTTTCTTACTTAGTTTCATGTTCTTTCCTTTATAGGTCATCTAATTCAAAAGGTCAGCCCCCCGAAGGGGGCATCCCAATTACCGCTCCTAGAGAGCCGGGTCCCAACCAAGGATGGCACCGTTAGCAGCCTCATTGCGTGCACGTAAACCGTACTCCACAACCAGTTGCTTCGCCATGCTATCACCTGTACGGGCCAGATCAAAGGTATTGAAAGGTCGCAAGTAAGCGATATCCCAATACTCATAATCTAGGAAGTAGCAGGTCTTGGCAGGCATATGCCGGTTAGGTACAATCTGAAGATTGCCAAAGTCACTGACATAAATGTCAACCGCAGCCACGACATATGCAGGCGACTTGTCATTAGCAGACGTACGCAACTCAGAAACACTCTGCGAAAGCGTAGAGATTTTCTGCTTAAGCGCACCATCAACCATGATGACACTTGGGCTTGCGCCCGCATCCCAACATTTCTTCATGAGGTCTTTGATATCGGCCTCAACAACAGCCTTATCTGAACCCGCAGTCGGAGGAGTCGTACCAAAAGCAGAAGAGGCAGCAGCCGTTCCGTTCTCTAGGTTTGACTGAATCCATGCACCGACAGAGCCAGTTTCACGTGCCGTACCTGACGAACCGGCAACCATACCGTTGTTGGTAAGAAGCATTGCTTCCATGTCCAACTTCAGTTCTTTTGCACGTTTCGCCATCTGATAGGCTTCCGTAGATTTGCGACCCGCAAAGTCAACGGCTTCAGCAGTTCCAGAAGTCTGGATTGCTTTCGTGCTGATCTGCGTGTAGTTTCCACGGCGTGTTGGTTCTGCCACTGCAAGCGCACTTGCGTCATCACCTTCAGCAACACGGTTACTGGTGCTGGCTGATGCAAGAGCATCCGTCTGCCACTCAAAGTAGGTATTATCGCAAGACGATTTACCAATGTTTGACATGAACGGAGTTTCTTCCGGACTGATATTGTAAATGATATTTGACAGGTCTTCACGAATGCCAATGGCTCCGTAAGTTTCCCGTGTATTAGTTGGTACTCCCATAGTATTTTCTCCTTAGAAAATATCCTCTAACAGTTTGGCTGCATCTGCAACCTTCCCTGAAGAGTTTAGTTGTTTTGAAAGTTCGGCTTTACGCCTACGTTTAGCATCGGACTTGGGTCGCTTGGCTCCGCTCTTAGTCATCTTAGGTTTATTCTTAACCTTCTTGTTTTTCAAGTCAGCATTTTGAAGTGCATCATATTTCATGGCTTTATGAATAAGATATACAGACCTTGAGTCAACAAGACCCTCCATCTCTTCTTTGGTAAACCCGGAGGTTACACCATAATCCATAATATCTTTAGCGATCTTAGGTTGTGCATCGGGGTCATTCCATTCAGGAATAAGTGTCCCTAGTTTACCTATCTCCTCTGCTACAGCCTTTTGACGAATCTGCTCCATCTCTTGCTGTTGCTGTACTTGCACCTGCTGTTGGTGGTAATGCACTGACTTGATGCGTTCCTGTTCTTCACGGAATTCATCACGCTTGGTGACATACTCTAGCGGGTCTTCGTTCTTTAATCGCTGCCAATCAACATTCTGAAACTTACTCATGTTCTGAGATAACTGTTGACCTAGTTGGCCTAACGCCTGTTCGTACTGTTGACGCTGCGCCATCAACTGATTTAGTCCGTTCTGATATTCAGCACGTTCCGCATCAATAGTTCTGCGCTCTTCTGATAACTCCTGCGTCTTTTTTGTGTAGTCAGACTGCCGTGAATAGCCTTGTTGCAATTCTTCTAAGGATACCTCTACGTCTTGACCATCAACTTTGATGGTGTACATTTCGGTTTCCTGCCCTTCAGCATCACGATTGTCTGTTGCTTCATATTCCTCATCTTCATCTTCATATTCTTCAGACTCAGACTCAGATACTTCAGCCTCCTCTTCCAAAACTTCCTCTTCCTCTACAGGTTGTGATTCCGTTTCTTCTACAGGTTGATTTTCTGCCGCTACTGGTTGCGCCTCATCAGCGTCCATAAGTTTTAGAATTTCTTCTTGTGCGTTAGCAATGTTCATTGCTTCGCTTAATGGTTCGGTGGGTCGCTCAACTGGAGTAGTGTCCACCACATTTGGTATAGCCATAATTTAAATAGTTCTCATTGTTGATGTAAATTTAGTTATTTGTCCTTCCTCAAATATTGATTGGATATGTCCTACTAATCTATCCACCAGTTTGAGTTCAAGCCAAATCTGTTCTCTACTCTCAATATCATGTTGGCTTGTCACTTGCCACTCATGTAGTAGTTGCGCTTTTAACGCTTCGATACTTTCTGCAAACAGATCATCTTCTAATAATCTTTTTGCATTAGTCTGTCTTTGTTCTGGTGTCATGACCCTATTTTAACTGCCCTCTTTTGTTTGTCTTCAATTGCTAGTTCAGCCATTTTAAATTTAGATTCCATCTTAGTTTCTTGAATTTCATTCTGAACTTTCATTCTCTTAACTTCTAGTTCACCCTGCTTAACCTGTGTGTCTACATTAAGAGCCTGCAACTGAGCCTCTTGCATAGGATCAGGTTGTGGCGGGGCTTGCATCTGAGGAGGTGTAAGATAATCGTTTACATTCTGATACCCCATAGACTTAAGCAATGATGCCTGCAAGTTGTATAGGTTCTCAGGGCTAACCATTGGGCTACCAGAGGCTTGTTGACCCATAGCCATCTGAGTCAACTGAGTCAACTGTGCAACCTGCTGATCCTTATTACCGTTGCCCAGAGCAACAGACACAGTAGCATCCATCCTGTCAGCCCATGACCTTGGGTTAACTTCTACCCATTGATCCCTGAGTTTGATGACACGCTTCTTGTCCATGTTCTTAACTAACAGTTCATATATCTTACACATCAAATCCTTAACGCCTGTCTCAGCAAAGTTACGGGCTATAAGTTCTACTCTTGATTGTGATGCAGTCATAACTGCGTTAACAGCAGTAGCCGTAGTATGAGAGGTTAATGCGTCCTCATTCATTCCTTGGCTCATTCGACTTACACCTGCACGTGACTCACGCACATCGTCTAGATACTGAACCATGTTAAACACAAAAGGTTCAAGCGGAGGAGTAGCCAGAGGGGTGACAGCATTAGGTGATTTAACACGTACGATGCCTCCCGGTCTAGCCGTCAGTAAATCATCCAGATTTGCCTGGCCCTCCAATACCGCAAACCGTCCATAGTTCTGATTGTACATATTGTCTAACAGGTTGCGCATCAGTACACTTTTGATTTTTTGCAATGGCATAACCAAGTCAGCCACAGAAAGTCCAAAGAACTTGTGTGATATCTGAATAGGAGTAATGCTGATGAACGGCATATTGTCAATCTCATCGTTAGCCATTATGGTGCTACCTACCGTGCAAACTTTTCTTAATTCTGCAATTCCATCTCCATCAAAGTCAGTGCGAATAAACGACTCATAAAGCCAATACTCTTGCATAGACTCTTCAGGCGCTGCATTTTGTGATGTATTGAAAAAGTCCTGAGTGTGATCAAAAGCGTATCTAGCATTCTGCTCATCGTTCCACATAGGGCTTCCAGTATCTCCACCCTTCAGGTCTTCAACATCTATATCAGGATACATCTGTCTAAGTTCTGACAAGGTTTTTCTTACACGATGACAAATAAACCTTGCATCTTCTATGGTTTTTGCTTCACGGTTAATAAGAAACTCTTCAGGTGGTACGTTTTCGATGCATACTTTACCGTTGTACTGTGATCTCTTTACGATAACATCATGGTAAAAGTTTCCATCTTCACCACCATACTCATCATGCTCTACGACCTCTACTGAGTCATCAGACATTAAGGCTTCAAACTCTAGGTCATTAAGGTTCTTGTATTCTTCACGAACATACTCATCGTACTCATCCCACCACACTTTGATAATGCCGTTCTTTTGTAGAAGCGCATCAGTAAACCACTGGTACATAATCTCCCAACCGTTGTGTTGGTTCTGTAGCACGTAGTTTACATAGTCTGTGGCTTGTGCAGCCATGTCAACCTCACCCGGATTATTAGGCTCAAATTTAACCAGTTCATCACCGGAGGCAAACACACGCATAAGCGATGGTTTAATCCACTCAACAGTATCTTGTACTGTGCTATCTACATACTGGCTTCTCCCTTCGATCTCATTACCCAAAGGAAGAGCATAGTAATAACGCATGGCTTCACGACGTTGTTCAGAAACGTCATCGCCATACCCTACAGCCTCATTGATTTCTCCATCAATTCGACTTACAATTTCATCTTCTGTTACTGGATCACTCATACAATTCCTAGTTCCTGATATTCTAAAGGTTTATCGAAGTTAAAGTTCCACGTGTCACCAGAACCCGGCACTCCAAATCTTCTACTCATAAAGCAGTATCTTAATGCTGACATACTGTCATCTCTTACCGCTACAATCTTTCCGTCTTTTCTGTGGTACTGTCTGTACTCTTGTAGAACATGAGATAAGTTTTCAAATATCTTAAACCTACCTTCTTCCATCCAAACTACCATTTGCTGAATACCTTCCTCCACACTGTTAGAGCCTTTCTTCTGCCCCAACGCAGCGGGATTGGAGAAATGCTCAAGTAAAAAATTGCAGCCAAGAGTCCGATACTGATCCGCCAACCCCGGATTACCAATGCTATCACGACGATTACCATCGTGGGGATAAGCAATAGGAATGAAAGCAGGACGGCGCATAATCTCAATAGAATGTTCCGCAGGGCTACGCTTGTTAGCATTATATGCATCATAAACATAGAACGTGTCCTCACTCTCATCATACGCTCCCCATATAACAGCAGTATCATGGTCCCAACCAAAATCTATTCCTGCTATTCTGTCCCAATCCTCTGGTATATCAAAAGGATCACACATTATTTTTTCTTCAGGTATTGGAAATACTAAACCTGACCCAATCGTAGGCTTACCAAACTTACGCATCTCCCTTTCGTGGGGTGAATACGCAGAAAGAATCTGCCTCATCGTATCGTCATCAAGATGTCCGGGCTTACCCCGTAGCGTCTTGACATGC